TGGAGCTTCTGTGCGTCCATTGCCGCACGCTGCTGGTCGCGCTGCGCTTGTGCTTGCATCTGCTGCTGTGCGAGCTGCACGTTCGGGTCCATCGGAGGCTGCGGTGCAAACTGCTGCATGATCTGCTGTGCCTGCTGGATGACGGGCGGCAGCGATGCGAACACGTTGGCTGCCTCGGCTGCCACGGTCTGGGACGCCTCGGCCAACATGGCGTCGAACGCCTGCTTGGCTTCGGGATCGCGGATCTCCTTGAGCATGTCGCCGATGTCGGTGCCGGTCGCCTCGTTGCCCAGGTCGAATACGCTGGTAGCGTACCAGAGCGCGATGTGCTCCTTGATGTGGTTGAGGATTGCCGGAATGAACGTCGGCGCGATGAGCGGGTTCATGCCCAGCGCCGGGTTCATCAGATACGCAAGGTGCGTCTTGAGGTGGGCGATGTGGTCCTGCTCAGGGAACGCCACGATCGGCCGGGCCATAGTCGCGGCCACGTTCTCGTTCACCGCGTTCTGCTCCTTCGGCTCCAGCGCCGGGTTGAGCAGATCCTTGGCGTTCGGGATCTTCAGCGTCTCGAGGATGCGCTCCTCGACCTTGCGCTGGTTGTAGAGTTGCGGCAGCGCGGCACTGCGCTGTGCCACCGCTTGGATCTGAGCAAAGCGCTGCGCCTCGCTGAAGATGTTCGGGTCGGACACAGGCACCACATCGAGCGGGCCTTCGAAGTCTTGACGCGTCGCCAGCTCCTCGCCGACCTCGTCCTCGATGTCCTCGTCGTTGAGGTACATCGCGTTGAGGCGGTGCAGGATGGCGAGCAGCTTAGCCATGCTGTTGTGCATGCGCGCATGGATGGCGCTGAACACGACCATGCCCTGCTCGAGCTTAGCCAGCGTTGTGCCAACTGGCGCGTTCGGGTTACCGTCGGCGATGTCTTCCATCGTCGTGCGGATGACGCCCTTGCCTGCGTCGACCAAGAAGCCAAGCAGGCTGAACAGCACTGGGTTAGGCGGCGAGTAAGGCAGCGGCATGATCAGCTTGCGGATGTCGTCCGCAGCCATGCCGCCCTCGATCTCCATGACCTGCGTCGGTTGGATCTCAAGGCTCTGGCCGCCCTTCGAGCCGCCCTTCAGCTTGAGCATCGTCTGGCTGTTGCTGATGTGCGCCGCGTCGAGCAGCGCACGCAGCGCGCCAGTTGCGGCAGCAGACAGACCGCCGACCATGTGCGGCAGGCCGATTGGGTACGCGCCGCGCCATGGCACAAATGGGAACTCGACGAACCACTGAAGCTCTTCCTTCGCTTCGTCCAGCTCGTCCCAGTTGCGGTAGATGCTCAGCACCTTCGACGTCGTCTTGTCCACCGTGATGATGTAAGGCAGCGCCTCATCGCCCTCGATGTCGGAGATGACGTAAATCTCATAGACGGTGCGCAGACCGTCCTCGTTGTAGCTGCTCTCGTCGCGGCCCTCGATCTTCATGTTGGCCTTCTCGGCCTTCGAGAAGTCGGGCTCCATGCTGACCGGCGCCAGATCGACGTCGCGGTACATGCCCTGCTTGACGCGGCGCTGATAGTCGAGCTGCGTCAGATACTGGACGTGCGTCTTGCGCTGCGCCGAGTAGAAGTTGGTCGCGGCGAACGGCAGGTACATGTCGTCGATCGCGACGAACAGGAAGTCCGGCCGGTTGCGCGGTTCGTTCCACGTCACCTTCATGTACTGCGCGCCGCCGAGCGGCACCTGCGTCAAGAGCTGCTCGAGCTCTGCGCGGAACTCGGGGCTCTGGGTGGTGAGCTGCCAGTTCATGAACTGCGTCTTGCGCTTCGCCTTCTTGACCTTGTCGCCGTTCGGCTCGCCGGGGATGAAGTCCTTGACCGGACCCTGCGGCGGGAACAGCTCCTTGATCGCCCGCGCCGAGAAGTCGACGCAAGCCTCGGTCAGCATCGGGTGCACAACCTTGGTCGCGCCTTGGAACTGCGCACCGCCCGGTGCGTCGTCGCCTAGCCCAGTGCGGCGCAGGCCCTCTTCGTACTGCTCGTCGCGCTTCTTGCGCGCCTGCTTGTCCTTGCCGACCACGTCGAGATAGGTGCGTGCGATCTCAGACAGCTCGCTCTCGGACATCGTCTCGGCCAAGTTGGCGTAGAAGTCATCGGAGCGTGCGTCGCCTTCGCCGTCGTCCAGACGTACGATCGCGCCGCCGTCCTCGGTGTCGATGACGCTATCGTCCTCGTCGTCGGGCAGCTCGATCAGCTCGCCAGTAAGGATGTTCTCGTCTTCGTCCATGGCCTCGTCCTTTATGCGGCGTAGGGGTTAGTTACCGGTTTGCGTGGTGGCGCAACCGTCTCGTCTTTACGTGCTTGTACAGCATCAAGCAGTCGCTTGTCCATGCATAGCCTGAGCGCCTGTGTCGTGCTGTCGACAAAGTCGTCGTGCTTAATGCTTCCGGGCCCCGTAAATGCGCACAGTTGGTGCAGCAGCGGGTCGATCCAGTTGCGCGGCCGGCCGGGGTGCGACGCGCTCTCAGGCAGCCAGACCATCTTGCGTGCGAAGATAGGCGACACGATGTGCAGACGCGTCAGCTTGTCAGCTCGTCCGGGGTTGTAGGCGTAGGCCTCGAGCCCCTCGCGCTCCAGCATCTGGCGCAGACTGATGCCGCTGCCCTTGTCCTCGATCAGCAGGATGTCGGGCTTGCGCCCAGACGTCATCGGCTTCGAGCTGCCGAACATCGGCTTGATCAGCGCGTTGTCGTCGTCATCGCCGTACGCGATGTTCATCTCTTTCTTCACGCGCCGGATCAGGTCGGGCATGCCGAGGTGCTCTTCCCAACAGTCGAGCAGCATGATGTTGTTGCGCTTCTCGTGATGGAACACGCCCCAGACCGTGCAGGCCGTCGGGTCAGGGTCGCCCTTCTTCTTGTCGTACGTCTTCTCGGTGAACGCCGTGTCGAGCGACAGGATGACGAGGTCGAACGTAGGCAGCGGCTTGTCGTGCGGCCACAGCCGGAACTGCGACCGCTTGACGATGCCGCTTTCTTCGGGATCGATCAGCTCGCCGTACAGCTCTTGCCGGCCGAGCGTCGTGCCCTCGTACTGCTGGAGCTGGTCGAAGAAGCTGTCAGGCAGGTTCGTCTTGTTGTCGTACGTCGAGCCGGCCACGATAAGCCGGCCGGCCTTTGGCGCGGTGAGCTTGCGGATGATGTCCTTAGGCTTGGGCGTCGTGGTCCACAGCACTTGCGGCTTCTCGCCCAGACGCAGACCCATCATGGCCATGTCCCACACGTCATCGTACGGCCACGCGGCCAGCTCGTCTGCCCATATGCGCGTATGCTGAGGACCACGCAAACGCTCAGGCTTCTCTGCCGTGAAACCGCGTATCAAAGATATACCGCCTGTGCAGTTGAACATCTCGATCGTCATGTCGGTCTTGTTGTACGCGTTGATTAGCTCAGGCGGGATGATGTCGAGCAGCCCGTTCTCGAAGCAGGTGAACTTAACGTCCTGATAGGTCGGCGCGATCACCGCGCTGTCGAACCCTGATGGATCGAGAAACACTTTGCGTGCCAGCCATTCAGCCCCCACGCGAGTTTTGCCGTAGCCTCTACCTGCCAGATAGCCGCACTCGGTAAACTGCGGGTTTTTGTCTTGGAGCGCGGCCGCCACTTCAGGGACTTGATTAGGCCGCGCTGTCTTTCCCCAGCGCTTCTGCCACACGAGGAAGCGTGCTTGCCTTTCGTCAAGGCGCGACAGGACGGATGCGTCAATGGTCACTTGCCTTCGGGTGTCTTGATTGCCAGATCGGCCAGCTCTTGCATGAGCTCAGGCGACACGATCGACACTTCGGTCTTGAGGGTCTCGCCCTCTTTGTTGCCGATGTTGACGTCCTGCTTCTCGCCGTACTTCTTTGGGTTCCACTTGGCGAGAAGCTTCAGACGCATGTCTGCGCGGTTGCGCGCCCACGTAACTGCTGCGCTGTCGATGCGGCTGCGCGACTGCTTGCCTTCGTCATCAAGCTCGATGACCCGCTCAGGCTCTGCGTCGATGATTGCCAACGCCTCCTCAGCTATGGCGTCTGCGCCCACGTCACGCGCGTGTGCGTACGCGATGGCTAGGTCTTCGTCTGCACGTATCCAATCGAGCCATATCGACGGATGCGGAAACTTCTCGTCCGATCGGCAGATAGCAGCAAGCGGCTCGCCATTCGACAAACGGTGCAAGATCTCTTCAACCACTTCGGGTTTGCGTTTAGTCGGATATGGCATGTGCGTGCTCGCGATGCGTCCTCAAGCTTCCACTAAGCCTGCTAGATAGCACCGCGAGCAATTAATCTCAAGCCCATCCCTCAATCGGCCCAGAATAGCCATCAGCTCGGGCACGATCGCGCTGCTGCTGAAGCGTCAGGTTCGGCAGCAGCTTGTCATGCTTGAACGCCCAGCGGCACATCGCAGCCAGCAAACTATTGCTCCCCTCCTCAAGCGACGTGCCGATCCGCACCGGCAACTGTGCCCGAGCCTCCTCAACGACGATCGCGGTCTCCTCTGGCGTCTCGGGCTTCTGCTCTGCAATCGCCGTCTTGGCCAAGCGATGCCTGCGAACCTCAAGCACCGAGATCTTGGTGTTGTACTTGCGCTGCAACAGCTTCGCGATCGAGCTGTCATCCGTCACGACTTCAATCAGCGTCTCGATGTCTTGCTTCATTTGCGTACTCAACATTTCGTAGTCTCCTAATCAGCGGGACATCTGTGCTGCCATAAAGCAATCAGTTGCGCAAGCAACTAATTGCAACGCAGCGTGCAGCAACTGCGCAGCATGCTGCACGAGGAGATCCCAACAAGTCTCGACGCAGCGCAGCACATCGACGCAGCGCAGCGTGACCCCAGCACGAGCAGCGTGCAGCATCGTGGGGTACCCCTAAAGGGGTAACCCCCACACGCTGCATGACACGCTGCGTCTCGCGCTTGCCTGCAGCATGCAGCAGCAGCATGCAGCATGGCCAAATGCTGCTGCTGGCTAGTAATTGCTTGCACGCCTAAATGCTGGCTAGTGATCGCTTGCATATTTATTTTCATAGGGGGCTTGCAAGTATCTACTTGCGCTGTATATTGAGGCATCAAGCAAGCAAAGGAGACACTAAAATGCT